GTGTTGAGGATATGTTTTTCTGTGTTTCGAGTTCCTTTTGGATACGAGATTGACGATATGCGGATTTCATAATATTAGGTGTAGACCATCCGCCCATTTTCATAATATCCGCTTCTGAATATCCGGCTTGTGAAAGCTCTGTTACCATATACGCCCTGAAATCATGGAATCTAAATCGCTCAATGCCAAGTCTGTCCTGTACATGTTTAAGATTATCGTACAGTCTGGAAGGGTGCCCGTTAAAGGCATAACCTTGTTTTCTTATTAAATCAGCAAGCTCATTATCAATGTATATGGCTCTTTGAGAATCGGTGGTTTTGGGATATGGCTTAATTACCCACTTTTTTTCGCCGTTATAGACCTTATCTTTGTTTATGGTAAGAATATTATCATCAGATATATCAAGGGCTGTTATCGCGCAAATTTCGCCCCTTCTTAGGCCATATACGGCAAGGCGATAAGGAATATAATATCTTGTATCCTTAACCTCGTCTAAAACCGCCTTTATATCATCCCTTAATGGAACTGTTTTTTGTTTCTTGATTTTCTGAGGCAATTTGGTATGTAGCATTAAATTAGGGCGATACATTTTAATAACAGCTGATATGAATGCATGATTGTTGCGAACTGTCTTAGGACTTTTGTTTTTAGCAATTATATTTATTTCTGTCTGTACATCAGCCTGAGTAATATCTTTAAGTTGTTTTCGCTTAAATTCACTGCTTAACTTATCTAATATAAATCCATACGATCGAAGTGTTGATGGTGACAGTATATTATCCTGTATTTGCATATACTTTTTAGCATAATATTCAAAAGTACCCTTTGGCGTATCGTCTTTTGGCTGCTCACGCATTAAGCGCGACAATTCGCGTTTTATCTCACTTTGCTTTGGTTCGTGGTCAAAAGTCATGGTGTACTTTGTACAATTAATCATTTTTCGTACTCGGAACTGATTCCCTACTTTTTCTATTTTCATATAATTATCCCTTAAAATGTGACGAAGTTAGTGATTTATTTTTGTAAATTTTTATATAATCAATTTCATTAAAATGAATGCATGTTCTAGTATGATGAACATTGCAAAAGGGAGAAGACAAATGGAAGAAAAGAAAAACACAATAATTAATTTAATCAAGGAAGTTGACAACCCAGATATTATCAATTATCTGTTAGACTTCGCCAAAGACTTTATAGCAGCTTTTAATTCACAAAAGAGCGCATAAAGTTCAAAACTGATTGTCGTTGCTCTGGTGTCATTTTGTCTAATAATGATATTATTTCTATAATAGTTTTATCATACGTTGGAACACTTTGAGCATCACTATCATCCCAACCCATTAATTGGGCGGGAGAGCAGTGAAACACATCTGCAAAAGCCTTTATTTTAGTTTGTGATAAATCAACCTTTCCCGCCTCAATCTTTGCAATCATACTTTTATCTGAATAACCCATCCGTTTAGCCAAGTCTGATTGAGTCCATGAATATTCCAAGCGTTTTAAGCGTATATTCTCATATAATTTCATACATAATCACCTCCGTAACCTAATTCTAAAATAGAATGTAAAAATTTTCAACAAATGTGTTGCATTTAATTCCACCTTGTGTTATATTCACATTGTTGAATCTAATTCAACCGCAAAATATTGTAGAGAGGAGAAGAGTATATGACAGATTTTGTATTGTTACAAAAATACATTGATGATTCTGGACTGCCAATTGCCACAATAGCCACTAAAACAGGCATTAAGCGAGAAACTATTTACAATAGATTTAAGGGCGTTGGAGAGTTCACTGCATCAGAGATGACTGCGTTATGTAAGGTTTTGCGTATTAACAAATCAGAACGTGAAAAGATTTTTTTTAAGATGTAGGTTGAATTAAATGCAACCTCAAAGACCAATATTGGGAAAGAAGGTGAAAATGGCAAAAGTAATTCTAACAAAGGAATCAAGATTGGCTGACAGAATCTTAAGATGTCTGCCAAAGAAAACTCAAGTTGCCGCTGAGCTCGGGATATCAAGACAGGCATACGGATATAGGTTTTTGAATGTTTATCCAAAGACCTTTCCGGAGTTTATTAAGATGTTAGACCTTGCGGGTTATGAAATTAGAGAGAAAGGAGAGCCTTGATGCAATTAATCGAACTTCAACTTAATGAAAAAGAGTTCAGACGATTTGAAAGAGTCTGCCGTAAACGCATAGAAAAACGCGGACTTACCTTTGTAAAAGTAGCTGAGGATATTGGTGTCTCAAAAAAATCTCTGTACAACTTTTTCGGAGACCACAGGCACAGCAAGTCAAAGTATATTGCTGCTAAACTAGCAAACTATCTTGAACTTAAACCGGAAGATTGGTATGTAAGACCGGAAATGTTAAAGACTAAGGCTGATAAAAGAAATGTTTCTACGGCGAATCCAAGATACGTTAAGAAGAAGCCAAAGAAGAAGACAGTAATGCGGCGCGATATTTTAGGGCGTTGGTATAAAGTCACGTTACTTTTAGCGTCTGCTCTGATTTTGTGGGGGACAAATGCAAGAGCAAAAGAAGATACCGACTATGTAAAAAGGGAATATCCAAAGTACGAACAGAGCAAGGAAGAGATATATAACGAGGTGTTTGGAATTGAATATAACAATGATTTCACACCTGGATATTACGATGCTTATGTTATTGAAGAGATTGATATTAGCCCTGACGAGCAGATAAAAATCAAGAATATATGCGAAAGTAAGGGGCTTGAATTTGGTTTGGTTATGGCACTTATTGAGGTTGAAAGTGGATATGATCGAGAAGCTGTTAATAGTAGCAATACTTGTTTTGGAGCTTGTCAGCTTAATACAACTTATCACGACATTGAAAATCCTTATGACCTACTTAGCAACGTCGATGTAGCCACCACTTATTTGAAGTCACTTATTGACGAGGGAAATGGCATTTACTGGGCACTTGATAAATATCATGGCGACAGTTGTGCTGATAGTAATTTGCGTAATAATGTCGAGAGTTATTATGCATCATACATTATTGAAAGGGGGGAGCAAATTGAACAAGAACTTGACACAGGAGTCTACTAACATTTTATCTGCCATGGAAGTAAATGAAATTGCTACAAGGACAAAAGCTATGTCTTTGAGCGAAAAACGAGTAGTACTAATGAACCTGCCGACAAATATGATTCTATCTGAAATCGAGCGCAGAGATGCAAGGGTTAAGGAGCAGCTTAGCGACATCTTTAATATTTTGAATTGCTGTAGTGAGCAGATGACATTGATAGAGATTCAGGAAGTGCTTAGAAACTGCAAAGAGATATTAAAACATTAAAAGGGCCGGCATAAACCGACCCGAGCAACAACGAAAGCACTCACCAAGTGAGCACATTTATATTTTAACCAAGAATAAGAGGATTGTAAATATGGAATTTATAAGAGTAGGTAAACGGCAAGTACTAGATTGCGGGTGTACTATACAGGTCGGCGATGAATATATCGAAAGCCGTATGAAAGTAGTGGATAGGTTTGGTTTTACTAAGCAGATATCAGTTACAAGTTGTCCGAATGAAATCCATAAAATGACCGCATTATATACAGAGCTATCACCTTATATTACGGACATCAAAAAGAAAGGAAAATTTAATGAGTGAGCTAGTTGTACAAGAGAAAAATGAAGTCAAGGCAAAGTTATCGGATAGTCTTATGGATAAGCTTGTGTCTATTGAAGCTGCCCTACCTAAGGACTTTAACAAAACGCGCTTTGTGCAGAACGCAATCGCGGTACTAAACGATAAACCTGAGCTTGCAAAAATCAATCAGCAAATGCTTATTCAGGGTCTGGTAAAAGGAGCTTATTTAGGTTTAGATTTTTTAGCTGACGAGTGTTATTTAATACCATACGGACAGTCAATTGAGTTTCAGACTAGTTATAGGGGTGAAATAAAAATTGCAAAGAAGTATTCTATCCGACCGGTATTAGATATCTATGCAAAGGTGGTTAGGGAAGGAGACATCTTCGAAGAGAAGATTATTGACGGAGAGCAATCAATTAATTTTTCGCCTTTGCCGTTTAATGGTGGAGATATTATAGGTGCATTTGCAGTAGTTACATATAAGGACGGAGGAATGCAGTATGAAGCAATGTCAGTAAGCGATATAAATGCAGTCCGATCCAACTACTCAAAAATGGCAAATGGTAAAGCCTGGAAAAACTCTTTTGACCAAATGTGTATAAAAACCGTATTAAGAAGACTTTGCAAATACATTGAAATAGATTTTGAAAGTGTAGAAGCAAAGCTTGCATGGGATGAAAGTAGTGATATGGACAAGAACCGAGTTAATAAGCCCGTATCTGATGCGGTTGTAAACGTATTCGACACAGTTGTTGAGGAAGACGGAAGTATAACAGAGGTACCTGCTAATGAGTGATGAGTTTGTTTTGACAAAAGATAACTATTATAGCAAAGAGGCTAATGATATATACTGTTCGTTTCATGATTTTTTGAATTGTATCGGATATATGGAAGTCAGAGGATGTGAAGCACGTTATATTGCTATGCGCAAGGGTGAGTGGCAGGAAGAAAAAACCTTACCAATGTTAGTAGGTAGTTATTGCGACTCTTTTTACGAGGGAACACTTGATGATTTCAAAAAGAGTAATCCAGAGATTTTTACTCAGAAGGGCGAATTAAAAGCTCCTTATAGGCAGGCTGAAAAAATGATAGCAAGAACCCTTGAAGATGAATTGTTTCAGCAAGCAATGTCAGGAAAAAAGCAGGAAATAATGACAGGTTATTGGGCGGGTGCGAATTGGAAAATAAAAATGGACTCATATATGGAGCACAAATTTATTACCGATTTTAAGACAGTCTCTGATTTACATAGGGCGTGGAAAATTCGTGATTACGGGTATGCAACCTTTATAGAAGCTTATTTTTATACAGGACAATTAGCTTTATATCAAAAAATAGTTGAGATTAATACCGGAGAAAAACTTGCTTGTTATATAGCAGCCGTAAGTAAGAGCGATAATCCAGAGATTGCTGTTATAAACATACCTCAAAATATATTAGACCATGCGCTAAATTATATTGAGATGAATATGAATAGTTATTTATCCATACGGAACGGAGAAAGCGAACCGATTAGATGCGAGTCGTGTCCGTACTGCATAAGGACAAGAAAACTAACTGCACCAATAGGAATAGAGGATTTGTTATGGGAACAATAACTGATTATGAGAAATTATGTGCTGTTTGCAATAGACCTAGTGATAATATGCATCATTTGGTATTTGGCAGGGGACTCAGAAAATTAGCAGACGAGGATGGACTTGTAATACCACTATGTATAAGATGCCATAACGAAATACATAGCAGTACTGCTGCTAGCAAACTAAGTAGAATATGTGGGCAATTAGCCTATGAGAAGACGCATAGCAGACAGGATTTCATAAAACGATATGGAAGGAGCTATATATGAATATATTTACAGTAAATGGAGCTCATTATAAGAGTAATTGTTTGCCGGGGCTTAATGATCTTCTTAGAGAAGCAGAACGACATCCAATAGCCTATAACCGCCTTAAAAAGGAAATGGAGGCAATAATTATCAGCTGTATAAGGCGAGATTTAAGAGGTTGGAAACCAAATGGATTATGTCAGTTAAATATTGTTTATGGCGAGAAATCTAAGGGTAATAGGCGAGATTATGATAATGTTGTCGCGGCGGCAAGAAAGCTAATAAATGATGCATTAGTCAAATCTGGAACACTTAAGGATGATAATCCTAGTTATCTTTTGTACGGCAAAAATAAATTTATGTATACGGACGAGGTTTTTGTAAGAGTAGAAATCGAGGTGTTAAATGACGCAGATAGAAGCGATTAGTAAATATATTGATGATTTTGGAAGTATTAGTCCTATTGAAGCATTTAGTGATTTGGGAATAACCAAGCTTGCAACCCGAATCAGTGAAATGATAAGGGACGGAGCAAAAATTAATAAAAAAGTCGAGTTAACAACCACTCGTTATGGGAAGAAGACGCATTATACACGTTATTCATGGGAAAGGAGAAATTAATGAAAGTAATAAGAGAAACAATAACAAAGGTTATGATTGACGATGAAAACGAGCTTGTTGCAAATAACACATATATTTTTATCGCAAATAACGCTGTTTATATTGGCGAGTTTTTGGGCGTTACGCAGAAGGGCGGACTACAGTTTTCGTATGAGCTTGATAAGGGTGGAAGAGTTAATTATGTCGTAATGCCAAAGAGTATAAAGGATGTGAAGATTGTTGAATGAATCAAGGATATATAAAGTTGCATAGACAACTACAGGATTGTTGGATATGGAAAAAAGGACCTTTTTCAGAAGGTCAAGCCTGGGTCGACTTATTGTTATTAGCAAATCATAAGGATGTAAAAATGGTTATTGGCGGAGAGTTAACTTCTGTAAGCCGAGGTTCATATCATACAAGCATTGTTAGTTTATCAGAGCGTTGGAAGTGGAGCAGACCAAGGGTAAAACGTTTTCTAACTTTACTCGAACGTGACAACATGCTGACACAAAAGTGTACACCCTATGGTACAACCTTAACCATTGTAAATTATGGGGTTTTCCAAGATGTCGGTACAACCTCTATTACAACTAACGTGCAACCATCGTTCAGCGAGCGTGCACCCAACGTTACACAAACAATAAATGTAAAGAATGATAATAATGATAAGAATATAAATAATAATGTGAAGCAGGAACGGAAAAAAGATATTTCGGAAGTAATAAATTACTTAAACAAAACTGCTGATAAGAATTTCAAACAGGGTGTTGATGCGACAGTAAAGATGATTAATGCACGTTTTGAAGATGGATATAGTTTTGATGATTTTGTTAAAGTCATTGATTGCAAAGTATCCGACTGGAAAGACAATCCTGATATGAATAAATATCTCAGACCTAGCACATTATTTAGACCAGGCAATTTTGAAAACTATCTTAACGAAAGCAAGGGCAATAAGTATGAGCGAATTAAGAGAGAGAGTGGAGGACTTCTTATCGACAGTGAATATAGAGCCGGACTCAAAGAGCAAACAGGAAGACTCGATTTCCAATAAGTGCCCTGAATGTGGCGGCACGGGATTTATATCTGTTTGGTACTCGGATGATTATTCCAAAATGGTATATGGTGATGACCGCAAA